TAAGATAATCCTGTAGGTACATCTTTTCTTGCAATTTGTTCTACAGTTAAACTATTATCACAAGGAATAAGTATTCCTATTGTTCCGTCTGTATTTTTATATATTATTCTTTTATCCATAATTTTTTCCTAACGAATTACTGCCACGCAATAAATATCTGGGTCTAAATATCCTGTATTAGCTGCATTAATAAAACCAACCTTGACTGCTGAAGTTGAATAAGGTGTCGCAAATATAATACTTCTTCCATTAGTGTCTGAACCATCAGGTCTTGCTCCAAGAGTTGTACAATAGTTTTCATCAGGCATATTAGTTGTAAAATTTACTTGAAACTGCCCTGTATTAATATCTGTAATAGAACTTACATTACCACTATCTCTAATAGCAACTGTTCCTGTTCCATCAAAGTTTACCCATGCACGAACACCATAAGCTGTTACTACAGAACCGTAACCAGAATTATATTTTAAATTACCAGAACTGTCTATTGTTGCTCTATCAGTTCCACCAGTTTTAAAATCTATCTGGTCGTCAGTGTCAGCTCTTATAGATGTATCACCGTCTTCGTCTAAAATTAATGCAACACCATTCATATCAATACTACCACCCACAGGTGCAGTAATTGTTCCCACTGCTTTTGCTTGATGAATCACATAAATATTATTTGTACCACTAGGAGGTGCAGCACTAAATGTAAGCGTGGTTCCGTTTAAGGTGTATGAAGAGTTAGGGTCTTGTCTAACATTTTCTACATAAACTTCTATGTCTAATGTAGAACCAGGTGCAACGTCTAATGTAAATGCTGTTGTACTAGCATTACCACTAAACCTTTTACCTTGTAAAGACTGAAACTGATTGGTTGTATCTATAGGTGTACCAAGATATGCCATTCTAGGTTATCTCCATAATTGATAAAGCTATATCTGCAGCACCTGAAGCTGTTAACGAAAGTGTGTCAGTTGTTTCCATAACCACTTTGTTACCAGACAATAGTTCAAGTGTACCACCTACAGGCACGGGTGCATTGGTTACTAACTCAACTGTTTGATTAGCTTCGTTGTTTGCGCCTGCTCTGTTGGAAGTATCTGATCCTAAACTTACTGTTGCAGTAATTTGTGTTGTAGTTGTGTTACCTACCATAATACCAAGAACCACTGTTGTTGTAGAACCTGCTACTGTGTAAATAACATCAGCACTTGTTACACCTGCTTTTGTTATCACTTTAAAAGTATTGGCCATTTACCCTCCTATCCTAATGCAATAGCTAATGCTGTTGGGTCCTCAGTTGAGAATCCTGCACTAGATAAATATGTTTTTAAATCTGATAAAGCAACTTGCTTCATCGTTCCTGCATCATTAGTAACCACTCTGTCAGCATCTACTAAAGTTGTTGATGAAGCAGCAGTATCACCATCCATGATATTCAATTCTGTGGCTGTAGTAGTTACACCATCAAGTATATTTAACTCAGCTGTGGTGGATGTAACACCATCTAAAATATTTAATTCAGCGGCAGTAGATGTAACACCATCTAAAATATTTAACTCCGCGGTGGTTGCAGTCACACCATCTAATAAATTTACTTCCGTAGCTGTAGCAGTAATTGCCACATCTTCATTTAATTTTGGAGAGGTTAATCTTTTATTTGTTAATGTTTGTGTAATATCAACAGCAACTAAATCTTGTGTCCCACTATCACCACTATCAGGTAATCTTAAAGTGTTTGCAGCACTAGCTGAATGTGGTTGTGGTTGTAATGTTTGAAAGTGAGCATTAGATGACTCACAATACATTTTAAGTGAAGCTGGTGAACCACTGTTTGATTTAAACTCAATAACACCACCTAAAACTGTGAGATCATCTCCAACTGATAAATCAGCAGGTAAGGTAACATTAGAACTAGCATCTTCAAATACTGCTTTACTTGCAGGGAGTGTACAAAATACGTCTTTTGTTCCTGCAGAAAAATTAACAGCACTATCACTATTAGAACTAGAAATAATTGTAGTTCTAGCTAAAGTATCTGGAGAGGCGTCTGTTATTGTTCCTAAGCCTACTTCAAATTCAGCACTACTTCTATGAACAATAGCATAATAAGTAGTATTACTGTTTCCAATTCCTGCTACAAAAGTTTCGAAATTGGTTTGAGCACCTCCCAGGTTAATCGTACCTGTGCCGGTCGTAGTAGTAGTTTCTTTAACTCTGTCGTTTAAAACTAAAGCCATAATTTATTACGCAATCCTTATTATAGCTGTTGAAGCACCTGCCGCAGGAAACTGAATTGTAAAGTCTCCGTTAGTAGCAGTTTTAGTTCCTCCAAAATCTAGAACAACAACGAGTTTGTCAGAGTTTGTATCGTTGTAAATAACTGCACCCACTGCTGATAAAGTCACTGATGAAAAAACTTCATCTGCAAAATCAACAAAAGCTGTGTTACTTGCAACAGCAACCGCTTGACTATCTAAGGCATTTCCACCAGCAGAATAATTAGTACCTGAAGAAGAAACTTCATTAGAGGTAGAATATGCAGTGCTTGATGTGGAATATCCAGAGATGTCTGTGTACAAAGCTATTTTAAAACTATTGCCACCGTTGGCAAAGTTGTGTGTTCCAGATAAGAGTTCTGATTTAAATGCATCTGGTATTATATTAGCCATTTATAGTCTCCTTTTATTTCATTTTTGGTTGTGGTGATTGTATATCTAAACGAATTGCACCACTAGTGTATTCGTCTCTGCGTCTTCGACCTTGTTGTTCTGCCGCAAACGTTTGAAGCCCCTCTTGATAGGATGCCTCGTACATTTGTACCATATTATCTGGCCCTTTCAAGTATTTTAGAGTTTCTACCATACACCCATAAATCAACAAATCTTGAAAATTGTTAGATAAATAGGTAGTGCTAGAATCAGAGGTGGTTATAGTATCTGGTTGTTTTATATAAGCTAGAGTTATCTTATAAGCTGCATCGGGTGTTGGAGCCACAACCCAGTTATCAGAGTCCCAATGAGCATAATATCTAGGAGTTGCATAATCACTAGAGTTATCTGGGTCAGGAAAATATTCTGCTAAAAAAGAAGTATCAACTTGTTCTAAGAAAAATTGATCTGAGGTTGTGGGGTTTGTTAGTTGAACGTATCTGATAATTCTAGTATCAGAAGGCACAGTTACAAATCTATTACCTATAGTTAAATCTGAATTTGCATAAAATTTTGTATCGTCAGAATCTACGGCTCTGAAAATTCTATTTTCTACATTTTTAATAATTACATTTAAAACGGCATCTGTTAAAACACCATCGTCTACTTCACTGTAATTTCTAATATTTGTTTTTAATTCACTAAGAGTCATTGTCATGGTGATATCGTTACGGGCCCGGCTGATGCGTTTTCGCCCCCTCCTTTTACATTCCCTGCAGTTGCTGTGTCTGTATCTACACTAAAAGTGTAAGTATCAGCATCTACTTTTGTTATTGTGTATCCTGCAGCTTTATTAATATTAGTTCCAGAAATACCATCAAAACTAATTGCATTTCTAAATCGAACTGTATCACTAGATGCTCTACCGTGATTTATTTCTGTAACTGTTATAGTTGAAGAACTTGCACTGCCTGTTTTAAAAGAATTTATATTTAATAGAACAGCAACAGTTGGTTCAGTTCTATCTACTCTTGCGTTTTGTAGAGCTTCTGGATCTGCAGCATGAACTTTTAATTCTAATTGTGGTTGTTTAGGTTCAAACTCTGAAATATGAACTCTTGATCCATTCCATTCTCTTACCATTTCACTATAAGGAAATTCCATTCCACTTCTATCTGAAATAGACTTAGCGTATTTACCTCTTGCAAAATTTGTCATGTTGTTGGAAAGTATACCTTTGGTGTTAAGAAAGTGCTAGTAGAAGAACTGTCTTCATTTAAAGCTCTTGTTAATTCATCTTCATATAATAATTTTAAATTTTGTGATCTATCTGGAGCTATTTTTAAACTCAAATAATAAGATAACCCTGCACACATACATGGTATAAAACGATATACAATATCTGTTTGATTTGTGTAGGCTCCAGCATCTTCAATTCTTTTTAAATAATAAAATTTTAATAGAAAATTAGATCCTGAGAAACTACTACTTGGAGTTTGATATAAAAATATGCTAGGAGAAGTTGTTCTATCAACATAATATTGACTAGGAGTACCTTTAGATAGTTTGTTTGCGATTGCAGAATATGATGATCTGTCTATTTTAGATATAGGAGTATCAACAGGTGCTGTGGCAGTAGTATTATTTCTAACATAAGCTTCTAAAATTTCATTTACATTACCAGGAAAATTAGTGCTATCTGTGGTTGCATTATATTCAGCTTGACCTTCTACTAAAGGCACCGCGGCTAAATCTATTTTCCATAGATGAAGTCCTCTATTTCCCCATTCAGAAAAAAGTATATTTAAAGAACGTCTAGCGCTTTTTAATCCATAACCTGTTCGAGCCGTCATTCCACATCGTTCGTATGCTTCTTGAATTATCTCATCAATATCTAGATCAAAAGCAGTTGTACCTGAAGTGGCCATTGTTTAATCCTATTTGTCTATCATTAAAGTAGCTGCATCTATGTTTGTAATTGTAGAAATTTTCATTCCACCAGGAAATAATATTCCGTCTTCTGGGACATTCATAGAAAATACATCACCGTTAGGAACGTCAGCTTGAAATAAAGTTGAGCTATCTGTGTTGTCTTGCAATATAATTGTTCCTGCTCCACCACCGTCAGATGCTAAAATAATTCCTCTGAGTCTAGTTCTCCCTGCAAAAACTACTCCTGCTGATGTAAACCTAACTGCTTTTACGTCACCTTTACTTGCCATTTTTTTCTCCTTTGCATAGGAGCCCTCTTGGAGGGCTCCTAATTAATCATTAACTTACCGCAGCACTAAATGGTGTTGCTGGTGTTCCGGTACATCCGGAATCAACAGATACTTTCCATTTACCTGAAGCAAGAACTGTACAAACAA